TTCGTCGCATTTTGGAAAAGTCGGAGCGTGCAGCGTGAAAACCGGTGGCCGGAGTGAAAGCAAAAGCGAGGAGCGTCTGATGGCGAAGCGAAAAGCAAACAGCGCGCCGGTGGTGGCGCCGGTGATTTGGCAGAACCGAATCACTCGCTACGGCGAAAAGGCGCCTGACCAATTGCTGGCGAATGACAAGAATTGGCGGACCCATCCGCAGGCTCAACAGGACGCGCTTGAAGGCGCGCTCTGCAAAGTCGGTATCGTCCAAAACGTGGTGGTGAACGAGCGCAGCGGGAAGATGATCGACGGCCACCTTCGCGTCCAGATGGCAATCAGCTCTGGACAGCCTACCGTTCCGATCACATACGTGGACCTTTCGGACGAAGAAGAAGCGCTGATCCTCGCCACAATTGACCCGGTTACTGGGCTTGCCGGGACGGACCAGAAGCTGCTTGATTCCCTCATCACGGACATCCGTCTGAGCGATCTGGGCATGGAATTGGGGATGGGATTGAATGACCTGCTGAATAGCCTTTCGCCCGACCCGGCACTGGCGGCCGCGGAGGGCGAGGACGAGGTGCCGGCGGTCCCGGAGAATCCGGTGTCGCGGCTGGGCGACCTTTGGCTTCTGGGCGGCCACGTCGTATGTCCGCATTGCGGGACGGTGAACGATGCCTGAGTGCCGTTGCAGGAAATGCGGGAAGCAGTTTGATGCGCCGTTGAAGGCGAAGCACCGTTTGCTCTGCGGGGATGCGCGCAACCGCGAAGACGTGGAGCGGTTGCTCGCTGGCGCGAAGGCCAACGTTGTGATCACATCCCCTCCCTATGCCAGCCAGAGGAAGTATGACGAATCGAGCGACTTCCGGCCGATTCCACCAGACCAATACGTGGAGTGGTTCCGGGACGTGGCGATGAACATAGCAGGAGTCCTGGCTCCGGGTGGATCGTTCTTCTTGAATATCAAAGAGCATGCCGACGATGGACAGCGGAGTCTGTACGTAAAGGATTTGACACTGGCCCACGTTCGGCAGTGGGGTTGGCGGTTTGTGGACGAGCTCTGCTGGCGGAAATTAGATAATGGCGTGCCGGGCGGCTGGCCGAACAGGTTCAAAAACGCGTGGGAGCCGATTTTTCATTTCACGAGGGACGAAACCATCAAGTTCAATGCCGATGCTGTCAGCCACCGGTCGGACGACTGCTTCGAATATTCGCCGGACAATCCCAAATCAACCAGCGGCTCCGGATTGCTGGGATCTGGCAAGCGCGGTGGAATGGCGGCGGAGCAGTCCGCCATTGATGCAGCCATGCGGAAAACCCGGCAGTCTGACGAGCAGGGGCGATTCACTGGGTTAGCCCGCCCCAGTAATGTGATCGAAGCCAAATCAGAAAGCGGGCAAGGCTCCCACTCCGCACCATTCCCTCGCACCCTCGTGGAATTCTTCGTGAAGGCCTTCTCCGACATCGGCGACATCATTTTCGACTGCTTCATGGGATCGGGGACCAGCATGGCAGCGGCGCATGTGCTGGATCGAAGTGGTTACGGATGCGAGATCTCTCCTGCCTACTGCGATGTCGTTATTCGAAGGATGGTCAACTTAGGCGTTGGGTCCGTAGTGCTGGACGCCACGGGCCAATCGTTTGATGAAGTCGCCATCGAGCGCACAGGAGTGCCCGCCTGATGGAACGCGCATGCACCTGCAAGAAGTGCGGCAAGGAGTTCACCGCGCCGGTCCAAGGCCAGCATAGAGTCCTATGCGGCGACTCCACCAGCGCGGAGGCCGTGGCGCGGCTGCTGGCGCCAGCGTCGGGCATTCCTCAGCCGTTCCTGATGGTCACCGACCCTCCGTATGGGGTGGAGTATGACCCGGAGTGGCGCGCGGAACACGATGGGGGCGGCCGGCATGCGACCGGCAAGGTTGCAAATGACGACCGGATCGACTGGGCCCCGGCCTATGCGCTATTCCCCGGGCACGTGATGTACGTTTGGCACGCCGGGGTGTATGCCGCCGAGGTAGCGGTCGGGATTCTTGCCACACGCTTCCAGATTCGCGGCCAGATCATCTGGCGCAAGCAGCACTTTGTATTCAGCCGCGGCGCTTATCACTGGCAACACGAGCCCTGCTGGTATGCGGTGCGAAAGGGGCAATCGGCCCACTGGCGGGGCGACCGGACGCAATCAACTGTTTGGGATGTGCCAAACGCGAATCCGCACGGCGGATCCGGGCAAGCGGAGCAGACCGGCCACGGCACCCAGAAGCCCGTCGAGTTGATGCGCCGCCCCATCCTGAACCACACCGTCAAGGGCGAGGCAGTCTACGATGGCTTCCTCGGCAGCGGCAGCACCCTGATAGCGGCCGAACTCACCGAGCGCATCTGCTACGGCCTGGAGATCGACCCCCGCTACGTTGATGTCATCTGCCAAAGGTGGATGGCGATCACCGGGAGACAGGCCACCCTGGAAAGCGACGGGCGCACCTTCGCAGAGATCCAGGCCGCGCGCGTGGTGGTGGCGGTATGACGGACATCGAGCGCTGCGACCAAGAGATCGCCGAAGCTGAGGCGATGCTGCGCGCCGGCCACCGTGAGGTGGCTGGGCTTCTCTTGCAGCTGATGGACTGGTCGATCGAGCGACGGCTGTTATCCGGCCGAGGCACTCTCCTCAAACCCGACGGCAAGCGCGGCGAGCGGATGGAGGCGACGTGGGCTTGAGGGGACCTCCTCCGAAACCGACCCGCATGCGCATCCTCGAAGGGAATCGCGGGCGCCGCCCGCTGCCTGCCAACGAGCCGCAGTACCCGCCGGGTGTGCCGGAACGGCCGAGCGGCATGAGCGCGGGCGCGCGGAGAATCTGGGACACGCTGGTAGGCGAGATGGCGGCATCTGGCGTACTGCGCACCGTGGATGCGTTGGCTCTCATGCAGCTCTGCGAGGACCAGGCGATGTTGGACACGCTGCGCAAGGGCATGGCCGAGATGACGCAGGAGATTTCGAAGAAGGCGAAGGAAAAGAAGATGGAACTTCCAGGCGGCCCCCTCATTCAACTGAGCCGCACCATCGAAGGCCGTCGGACGCTGAGCACCATCCGGGAGTTGTCGGCGCAGATCATTGTGCAGCGCCGGGAATTCGGCCTCACGCCCGCTTCCAATGGCCGAGTACAGATGGCGGTCGGTCCTGGTTCGGGCTTTATGGACCCTCTGGAGCAGGCCCTGTGTGGCTGATTACCGGCCCGAGACGTGCGCGTACTGCCAGGCCGACACCTGGTGCGAGATCCGCGCCAACGGCAAGCCGCAGTGCCGGGCGTGCAAGGTAGAGCGGTTCTTCGCTGAGATCCTCTATCCTCCGTTGGGCTACCGGCTGCTGGCTTGGCAGCGCAAGGTACTGCGCGACATCTACGGAACGGTGTCACCAGAGGATGGCCGGCGGCGGTATCGTTCCGCCTACATCTCGGTCGGGAAGAAGAACGGCAAGAGCTTTCTGATCGGCGGCCTGCCTCTCTATCACCTGCTCATGGAAGACGAGCGGAGCCCGGAAGCATACGGCGCTGCGGCGGCCAAGGACCAGGCCGGGCTGGTATTCAAGGCGGCGGCGCAACTGGTGGCGGCCAACCCGCATCTCCAGGCTCGACTGAAAGTGCTGCCCTCGACAAAGCGAATCCTGCGGTACGACGGCGGTGGTTTCTATGCCGTCCTCTCAGCGGATGGCGACCTACAAGACGGCATCGAGCCGAGCCTAGCGATCCGGGACGAGGTGCACCGCTGGAAGACGTTACGCGCGGAAACCCTGCGCGACGTTCTCGTCAAGGGGCAGATCTCGCGCGTGGAGCCGCTGGATATCGGCATCACCACGGCCGGCGCGGAATACGAGTCCCAGCTCTGGTGGCGCGAGTATCAGCAGGCTAAAAAGGTCCTCGACGGCTCGCTACACTCCGAGACGTTCTACGCGGCCATCTGGGAGGCTGATGTTAAACGCATCGAGAGCGATCCGGAATACTGGAAGTCCCGCGAGGCGCGGATCGCCGCCAACCCCAGCCATGAGGATCTCGGCGGGTTCCTCAAGGATTCGGCCATCGTGGGCGAGCTGGAAAAGGCGCTGGCCGAGCCTTCCGAGCGATCGAAGTATCTGCGCTACCACCTCAACGTGCCGCTCAAGGCGGCGGAGGATCCGGTGATCGACATGGCGAAATGGCAGCAGTGCGGTGGCGGTGTGGACATGCGTGAATGGCCCGAGTACGACGTCGATCTGCTGATCCACAAGTGGGGGCTTGTGGACAAGCCGTGCTGGGCTGGCGTGGATGCTTCCTGGACCACGGATCTCACCGCGGTGGTGTTCGTCTTCCCGCCGTTTGACGGAGGGGAAACCTGGACGCTGCTGCCCTTCTTCTGGATGCCCCAGGAGCGCGTGGCGGAGCTCGAACGGGTGTGTCGGGTTCCGTACTCGACCTGGATCAGGCAGGGGTTCATCGAGGTCACCGCCGGCAACGGGATCGACATGCGCGCGGTCAAGCAACGGATTCACTGGGGCCGCGAACTGTTCGAGCTTCGCGAGATGCCGTTCGATCGCTTCAACTTCCGGACGCAGGCGATGGAGTTGCTCGACGAGGGTATCGAGGCGGTAGAAATAACGCAGAGCTTCTTGCACCTGAGCCACCCAACCAAGTTTCTGTTGAGCGCGTATGTGGACCAGAAAATCCGCCACGGCAATAATCCAGTGATGAACTGGATGGCCAGTTGCCTGCAATTGCAGTACGACCACAAAGACAACGTACAACCGTCCAAGCCCGAGCGTGGGAAGTCGGCAAAGCGCATCGACGGAATCGCGGCGACGGTGACGGCGCTGGCGCGGGCAACGGTGGCTCAGGACAACACGATCACATATACGGGGCTGCGCAGCGTCGGCTGATGTTGCCCAGATCCCATCCACGATCAAGAGCTTCTCTGGCGTCTGGCGCAAGCGGACTGGGTCGGCGGAACTGCGGCTGATCGAGCGGCAGGCAGGGCAAACAGGTGCACAGCCCCGACAGGAAACTGTGCGGAAAGGAAAATCTCATGGAAGGGACGCGATTAGACTCGGGTGGTTCGCGCAATGTCGAACAGACAAAGCAGTGCCTCCGGTTGATTCGAGATATTGCCGAACGTGGCGCAGCCTCGTGGAATCCGGAGCACGTCGGCTATGCGTTGCAGGAGTTGACCCAGGTGCTTCTGGAGCGAACCGGAGGTCGCGAAAGGGCTCTTGATCCGGTCCCGGCAAGCGAACTGGCAGACCTCGACGCGCTGTTGGAGGAACTCGATTTCGTGAATTCTTGCTCAGAATCCATGGCCATCCATGATCGTCACTGACCTCGGTGCACTGGTTGACGGAATACCGGCTCCTGCGAGCGAGCCAAGAACTAGCCGCCTGTGCGCCACGCTTGGCCCACGTTCGTTCATGCCGCGCTGCCTTGGCGTGTCGGCCGAGGCTGACGTGAACGTCTCCAGGGCACGCAGGAATCGAGGACAGAAGCAAAAAGGCCCGCCGCGGCCGGAGCCGGGCGGGCCAGGGGGCAAGGAGTGTTGTCTATTTCGCCCTTCGCGCCCGCCCCAGGTGGCATCTGGCACCCGCTTTCCATGCCTCTTCCATCGCGCGCTGAAGACGCGAGACGTGGATCTCGTGGAAATCGAGCCGGTCTCGACCCTGCGGCGTCAGCGACTCGATGTCGAGCAGCTTGCGGGCGATTTCGTCGAGCTGTTTCGGAGTGGCGGCCTCCGGTAGGGACAGCAGAATATGCGACACATTGAACTCATCGTTCGCCGCGGCAGTTTGCTGGCGCGCGAGATACTGGTCGAGTTCACGCGGCGTCACGTTGATGTGGGCGATGACATCGCGCTGCCGCAGCGTGGTCAGAGTCAATTCCCGGCGCATGGATTCGCGGTACAGCTTGTAGTCGACGCCCTGAGCGGCGAGGGCGGTGGGCAGTTGGTCGAAAGGAATTTTATTGCGCTGCGCAATATCCTGCAGCGCGCTGTTGAGCTGCTCGTCCGAGATGGTGAGGCCCACATGCTTGGCGCGCTGCATCTGAATTTCCTGCAAAATCAAGCGGTCGAGCACCTGCTGGCGCAACACGCTCTGCGGCGGCATTTCGATCTTCTGCTCCTGCAGCCGCTTGGTCACGGTATCCATCTGCCCGTCCAAGTCGCTTTTAAGC